AGCCACCCCAAAAATTGTAGAAGAAATAAAGAACTTCAATATTAAGAATGAAGCACTTTATCCTAAATATCTACCAATGCTTATGCCACCAAGAGAATGGGAAAATCCATTTGTAGGTGGTTACTACGGAAAAAAGCATAACTATCAACAACAATCGGCAAAGGAAATTAGTAATACTTTGTCTAAAAGTAAGGAGCAAAAATAATGCACTATAATTTCGTTAAAGCAACAAATCGCAGGTATTTAGAAGAACTTAAAAATAGAGTTCACGAAATGCCTATCGTTTACCAGTCGGTTAATATTATGCAACATACCGAATGGGTAATTAATAAGGATATATATGAAGTAATAAAAACCTGTATGGAGAATGATTTCATGCTAGGTAAACTTCCTGTAAATCCACAAACAATTGAACTTCCAATAAAACCAGTGAATATTGAAACTGATAAGGAAGCATTAATTAAATGGAAAAGAGAAGCATCTAAAGTCTATTCAGACAGAGCAAAATCAAACTCTAAATTCATACAAGTACGTCAGATAATAGAAGAAGCTAAAATGCTTATAGATAGGGGTGGGTTCTTTTATCCTTATCAGTTGGATTTTAGGGGACGTATATATCCTAAACCTGCAATGTTATCACCACAAGGTGCTGATTATTCAAGGGCATTATTGAAGTTTAAATTTGGAAAAAGAATGGGAGATAACTTTGATACTTTTGCAGTAGCAGGAGCAAATCTATTTGGTGAAGCTGATAAGGAAGAATTATCAGTAAGAATTGAATGGGTAAAAACTAATGCAAATAAGATAATTGATTGTGCAACAAAACCACTTGAATATTCTTGGTGGGCGAGTGCAGACAAACCATTCTGTTTCTTAGCATGGTGCTATGAGTTCAAGGCATATTCTTTAACTGAAGACAGTGATAGTTTTATTACTACACTTCCTATTCAAGCAGACTGTAGCAATAGTGGACTTCAACATTATTCTGCCCTTCTGAAAGATGAATTTGGGGGACACGCAACCAATTTAGTTCCACTTAATAAACCAAGTGATATTTATCATTTAGTAGCAAATAAAGTTATAGAAAAACTCAGGCACTATAAAAAGTTTCCTAGAATAGATACTGAAAAGAAAAAAAACTACGACACTTATTATTCAGGACTTTGGTTGGCTTATGGTGTTGATAGAAAAATCTGTAAGAAACCAGTTATGTGTTTACCTTATTCTTTGACTAGATATTCCTGCAGACAATACTTGGAAGACCATGTTGTTAGGGAAAAAAATGAAAGGGGTAAACAACATGAATTTGGTGACGATTTATTTAGAGCAACAAATTATTTAAACCCAATAGTCTGGGAAGCAATTAATGAAGTTATAGTTAGTGCAAGAAAAATAATGAACTACTTAAAAACTATAGCAAGATTAGTTGCGTCAGAAAATCTTCCAGTGTGTTGGCAGACACCTTTAGGATTTCCAGTTCAAATGATGTATTACAAAAAAGAAAGTAAAAGAGTTAAAACGAAAATGGGAGACAGCATCGTTAAACTTTCTATTGCATCAGATACGAATGAAATTGATAGAAGGTCTACAGTTTCAGGAGTATGTGCAAATTATATACATTCTTTAGATGCAGCAGTCCTTCAGTTAGCAGTTGTTAAAGCTAAAGAAGCAGGAGTAGATAACTACAGCATGATACATGACAGTTTTGGTTGTACTTGTCCTGACAGTAAAATAATGGCTACTGCAATTCGTCAGAGTTTTTGTGAAATCTATGAAGGAAATGTTTTGCAGAACTTTGCAAATGAAATGAGAGCAATGCTTTCTGATAAGAATTTGAAAAAGTTCCCAGAAACACCAGTTATGGGGAAGCTAGATTTAGACCAAGTTAAGAAATCTGTGTTTTTCTGTATATAGCATTTTTTTACCAATATGTATGCAGCACCGCATACATTAAGTTCCACTAATGACTAGCTGAACAGTTAGCCGCCTAATTGTTCAACTGGTCATTTCACAATCAATCATAAGGAGTAAAATATATGAGTGATATTACGACAAGAGTAAGTGTTGTTGGTGAAAGCATTTATCCGCACTTAAATAAGCCAGACGTTAGATTTAATGACTGGGGAGAATTTAAGGTTACTTTAAAGGTAGGCAAACAAGATGCTTCGGCTATGGTTAAGTTATTTGACCAAGCTATCGAAGACAATCTAGCCACTGCGGAAAAAGAAGCTAAAGGTAAAACAGTTAAATCTGCACCAAAACCTTACAAAATTGAAGGAGACAATGTTTTCTTCAAATTCAAAATGAGAGCATCAGGTACTAACAAGAAAACAAACGAAAAGTTTTCTCAAAGACCTGCTCTTTTTGATGCAAAGAAAAATCCCATACCTGCAAGTCAGAATATTTGGGGTGGTTCTTTAATGAAAGTGGCTTATCAATTAATCCCATACAATTCACCTGCAATCGGTGCAGGAATAAGTGCAAGATTAAAAGCTGCTCAAATAATCAAACTAGTAGAAGGACAAAATCAAAATCTTTTTAAAGAAGAAGATGGTTTTGAAGCTACTAAAAAAGAAGAAACGAACTCAGATGCAGAAATTCAAACGGGTTCAGATTTCTAAGGACGTTTGGTTAAAGTCAGGATTGGAAGAAGCTATCCATATTTTTTTAACAAGTAAAAATGTTGATTTTACTTATGAAGGAATGAAGATAGTCTTCTCCCAACCTACTCAAAATAAACATTACACACCAGACTTTCCTATTAAAAAATCTTTTATTATTGAAAGTAAAGGTTCATTCAATTCAGCAGATAGAAAAAAACATAAATTAATTAAAGCACAACACCCAGAATTAGATATTAGATTTATCTTTTCTAATTCAAGAACAAGAATAGGTAAAAAATCAAAAACTACTTATGGCAAGTGGTGTGATTTATTTGGATTTAAATACCACTGTATTCAATCCACTAAAAAACATTTCCCAGATAATTGGTTAAAAGAAATTAAAGAAAAACAAAATGCGACAAGAAACTAAATACATTGTAATTCACTGTTCTCAAACTCGACCTTCACAAAAATGGGGCGCGAAAGAGATAGATAGAGTACATAGAGAATTTGGTTGGTTAAAAATTGGTTACGCAGGTGTTATAAAAAGAGATGGCACTTGGGAGCAGGGTCGTCAAGATGATGAAGTTTTAGCACATGTTAAAGGTTATAATCATTGTGCTTATGGATTTGCTTTAATCGGTGGAGCAAACGAAGATAATTGGAAACAACCTGAAGACAATTTTACTGCTGAACAATGGGAAACACTTAAAACAGAATTAACAAGATTAGTTAAAAAATATCCTGATGCAAGAATTGTTGGACATTATGATTTAGACAAACATAAAACTTGTCCGAACTTTGATGTTCAAGATTATTTATTGCATGAAGATATTCCAAATTACAAATTTCAAGATGGCTTGACTAATGAAGCCGATTTAGAGGAACTCCGCAATGATGGAGTTATCTAAAGAAGAAAAGTTTCTTGGTCATGCTCCTTGTAACAACTGCAGTAGTAGGGATAATTTAGCCATATACTCATCACATTCCTACTGCTTCGGTTGCAAGATTTATATCAAACATGATGGTCAGGTTCTTGACCAACCCCCAACACTTAAAAAAGAATTTAAAGAAATGATAACAGGAATAACTGAAGCACTTCCCAAAAGGAAAATTAATTCAGAAACTTGTAAAATATTTAATTATGAAACTGCAATATATAATGGTCGCAATTGCCATATATCTAATTACTACAACAGAAATTATAATAAGGTAGCACAGCACTTACGTTTTCCTGACAAATCTTTTATTTGGTTAGGCGATACAGACAAAATTTGTTTGTTCGGTCAAAACCTGTGGAGAGATGGCGGGAAAATGATTGTTATTTGTGAGGGCGAAATTGATGCCATGTCAATTAGCCAAATGAACTCTAACAAATTTCCTGTGTGTTCTGTTCCATCAGGCGCAGCTTCGGCAAAGAAATATATTAAAAGAGAATTGGAATGGCTAAGTAAATTTCAAAAAATTGTACTTTTTTTCGATAATGACGAGGCAGGTAATGCTGCTAGTTTAGAATGTGCTTCAATTCTTCCAGTCAAAAGAGTTCGAATAGTTAAAGCACAAGGCAAAGATGCAAACCAATTATTAGTTGATGGTAAAGGACATAAAATCATTGAAGCTATTTGGGAAGCAAAAGCATTTACACCACAAGGAATTATAGAAGGTTCTGAAACCAAAGATTTACTTTTAAGAGAAGATTATGTTGAAACCTTTCCTTACTGTTGGAATGGTCTCAATAAAAAATTAGGTGGAATTAGACTTGGAGAAATAAATTTATTAACTGGTGGTACTGGAACTGGAAAATCTCAGGTCTGTCGTGAAATAAGTTTTAGTTTAATTAATCAAAAAATAAAAATTGGTTATATAGCTTTAGAAGAAAGTGTTAAGAGAAGTCTTCAAGGACTTGTTTCTATTCCATTAAATAAATTAATTCATATTCCAGAAGTTAAGAAAAAAACTTCTAAAGAAGAAATTATAAAATCATGGGAGCAAATAAAAGATTACGTTTGTTTTTATGACCACTTCGGCAGCAGCAGTTCAGAAGATTTAATGAACAGAATTAGATATATGGTTAAAGCATTAGATTGCAAAGTAATTTTCCTAGACCATATCTCAATTGTAATAAGTGAAGTTACTTCTTCTGAAAATTCTGATGAGAGACGTTTAATTGATAATACGATGTCTGCATTAAGAAAATTAGTAGAAGAATTAAAATGTGGAATATTTATTGTATCTCATTTGAAAAGACCTGAAGGAAAAGTTTCGCATGAACAAGGTTTACAAGTTAGTCTTGCACATCTTCGTGGTTCACATTCTCTTGCAACCATACCAAACCAAATTATTAGCTTTGAAAGAAATCAACAAAGTGAAACAGAAAATAATATTTTAACTGTCAGAGTTTTGAAGAATAGATTTAGTGGAGATACGGGAATAGCTTCAACACTAATTTATAATAAAGACACTGGTCGTTTATCAGAAGGCGACTTTGATGAATGATAGTTTATTAACTAAATTTATTTTATCTTTTTTAGTAGAGAAAGAAGATTATTTAGAATTATCGCAAACACAACAGCAGTTAGTTTTTGAAACATGTAAAACTATTATGACTGCAATTTACAATGCCATTAAATATGAGAATGTTTATCCAGTAATAATGTGTGGTGATTGTGAAGCTAAAAATATTATTACTAAAGCTATTAAATCCATAGAACACATACTGCCCAGTGCAGATAAAATTACAGTATCACTAATACATTAATAAATGACACGACAAGCGACAGCACGTTTAGCTTGGGAAACTCCATATAAAAAATCAAATGGAATTTACCAAAAGAACCACAGCATAATTTTTAATAAAAATAAACAAATGAAACTAGTCATTGACGTAGAAACCAACGGGTTTCTCGATAAACTAGACACAATTCATTGTTTGGTATGCAAGGATATTGAGACGAATAAAATCTATTCATTTAATCCTAACCAACTTGATGAAGGTCTAAAGTTACTAAAGAAAGCCACATTATTAATAGGTCATTC